TGCGGTAAGGGTTGTTGCCGTAAGACTACCTGTCATTACATCACCTGTTTTATCCACCTTGCCAGCCAGTGCCGTCTGCGTTGCGGTGCTAATAGGCTTATTTACGTCAGAAGTGTTATCTACATTCCCAAGCCCTACCTGAGTCTTTGTGACCGAGTGAGGGTTAGAGGTGTTAGCGATGTGAGATGCGCTGTTACTTATTGCTGTGTCTATTTGAGCGTGAGTGTTTGTACCGATGTTAGTGAGAAGTGTGTGGTCACTCGGACCATCAGTACCGTCAGCTCCGGCAGGGCCTTGTGGACCAGTAGCACCAACACCACCAGTAGTGACATTAGCAGTTACGCTTGTCCCTTGTGAGATATTAGTTGTAATAACAGAGGTGGCGTTGATCTCGCCCGTACCCTCTGTCCCTGTGTTTACGTTCGCGGTGAAGTCGTATGTATCAGCCATAACGACACCTACATCAACCTATTAGTTGGTGATCCGTCGAGCTTGATTTTACCCTCGTCTATCTTGTAAACGGTTACGCCATCTGAAGCTTCGTCTACCTTAATGTCATAACGGTAATCGTTCGGTTCGAGAGTCGCGGTATCGCTAGGGTCAATCGTTATGGTAGCTACGCCATCTGCATCGCCGTCGGTAATGTTCTTCAGTAGTGACGCTTCACTGTCGTCAAGGTCAGTGTCCCATTCATCAGTCTTCATCGTAAAACGCACAGTAGCCCCAACAAGTGAGGTTGGTACGCCGTCTTTTTCATAGTTGACCGTGATTACAAATGTTGTACCACGAGTTATCTTCAAGTTTGCCATGCGTTGTATTCAAAAAACACAGATGTTGGCTATTATTTGCCAAACGAGTCTGTGTTCTTCAGTAAACGCTGTTTTTCTTATGCCTATTATACCAAATTATTGACTATTTGTTAATGACTGTCTCGAACATTTCTTTATATTTATGCCAATTGTACTCAAGTTTCCAGTTGATTAGCTCCCTGCGTGAATCTGCAACGAACTGTTTACGCTTCTCCTGGTCGTCTACGAGCGTCTTTATAGCGATGTACCACGCTTGTTGGGTATTAGGTACTTTCCACGCTGTACCGTCTTTGAGGCTCTTATATGGTCCGTAGTTGGTGCAGATGAACGCTGCGCCCATGCGTGTAGACTCTTGCCATTTGATATTCGACTTATGCTTGTTAAACTCAGTGTCCCTTATCGGTGCGAGGGCGATGTCATAATGCAGTTCCGGGAATCTATCACGCGCCCACAGTTCACCTTCTGCAATTTCAAGTGAATCTGTCTGCTTAGGTGGTAAGTATTCATCTATTGGTTGACCGACACAACGGAATCTGACGTTAGGGTTTTCCTCTAGTACCTGTCTGATCGCCGGTAGTATGCCCGTTTCATGCAGATCAGTGTAGTGACTTGCGCCACCGAAGTAACCAACACGGATAATATCGCCATTGTCGGGTTCATACTCTTTATATTGTTCAGGTATGTAATTAGGGATTACAAAGACTTGAGAGTTTACTTCTGAGTGTTCCCGTAGCTTCTTCGCCAGGTGTTTGTTTGTTGTACTGAGATACGGAGCAATCTCACTGACTCGTTGTAAATGGAGTCCACCCTTCCAGCCAGCAGTCAACCAAAACGGATTAGAAGGTTCTATATCATAAGGGTCGTCGTCAAGGTCGATGATAAACTTCGTGCCATATTTCTTGTTGGTCGCCCACAACAGCGTGTATAGGTGTGGTGATAGAAAGTACGTCAGGTATATAGCATCGTATTGTCCTAAGTGGTCGACTTCTGCTTCAGCGTGATTCCTGAGAAAGTCTACGGGATCGTCATACTTCTCGCCATCGCGGATAAGCCAACTCTGGTAATCTATCTGCCAGTCGGTGTGCTTACTTAGTTCTTGGAGTGGTCGCTTGATACGCCATATGTCATTAGCGGCTTCTTCTTTGCCACTGTATGACTCTTTGACTATTGCTAGTATTTTCATGTGTTCCTCGCAGGTTAATGGCTACATAGTAGGAGTGAGCCGAAGCTCACCCCTCAACGTAGCCTTTAGATCGGGCGTGTTCTTTGATCTGTAGTTCAATTCGCGCAACTGCGTCAGGGTCGTCGTTACCGGCTGCCTTGACTAATCTGTGGCGCATTTCGTTCAATTCTTTGTCTCGTACCTGATTCTGTATGTTCTGAAACACGCGGTATGCCTTGTTTCGCTTCCATAAAGGTAGGTCTTCGTCGTGGAATCGAGCGTGTAATGCTCTGAGATCGTGGTCACGCGAATTGTCCATGTTAGATCAGTTCTTCTTTTCCTAGCAGTTTCTTGATCTTTATGACTGCTTCTTCGCTCTCAAAGCCATAGACTTTTTCTGCGATTGCGTAGATGCTTGAGCCTGTGTTATACAGTTCTTGCACTTCTTTTTGAGTTGTCGCTTGTACGTCACTTGCTGTCTTTAGGTTATCTTCTTTTGCCATGATAATCTCCTTAGTTGGTTATTAGTTGAAGTTTTGTAACAGATAGTTTCTCTAGGTCATACTTCTTATGACAAGGTACACACATCTGTTGCCAGTCGGTTATGTCCCGTTTATATGCCCCACTTTTATTGGACCAGTGATACATACGTTCCGACTCATCACCACACTCCTCGCATTGGCTTGCTTTACCGTAGTGGTGGCGTATCCACATATGCTTTGCAACATACGAGGCCTCGTCACCTTTCCACTTAGCATTCTTCTCACCAACAGCTTGACCGGGCTTAAACTGCGTTGCAGGGTTTTGCTGCACACCCTTCTTGAAGTTAAACTTCTCAAGATGTGCAGTACCCCTGCGTTTAGCGGCACATGATAGGGAGCATGACTTATATCCTTTATACCAAGCACTCTTACTACAAGTTGCAGGTTTGTCATAAGACTTATTGCACGTTGGACAGATTCTACTTGGTATATTAGACACTTGACATTTCTCCTATTCTATGCTGTTGCCCCTGTTTTGATATTCACGATCCATGAGCTGTTAAGCGTCTTTGTTGCGAAAGTTGCTTTCCAACCAATTGTTAGGAACATGTCGAGAGGGTTGCTAGTGTTACCTTTGTCTGAGTGTTTAACGATTAGACGCATGTTTTCACCGCTTAGGTCTACAGTACCGATAGCTTCTTGTCCGTGGATGAAGTTTGAGTAAACATCGACTGAGCTTGCGCCAGCGTTGTCATCAAAGAACTGGTTGCTAGAAGCTTCCAAGAAACGTACTTTGTGGAGTTTACCGATTTCACCTTGGTATAGCTCTTTACCGTCTTTGTAGGTGTGAGCGTTGACCCAAGTTGTGTCAGCCATGAGGTCGTAAGCTGTGTCAGCACCGACTTTACCGAGGAAGTAACCGTCAGCGTATGTGAGGGCGTTGTTCTTCTTCAAAGTACGGACTGCTTTACGTATTTCGTTTGAGTTAAATACGTCGGTAGCTGCGACGAGGTTGAGTGATGCTTTGCCGTTAGCGAACTGTGTAGTTGCGCCGGTAGCAAGCTCGTTACGTACAAGTACATCGAGAGTTTCGCTAGCGTTTTGTGACAATACTTCAGTCTTTTCTTTAGCGGCTCGGTCGATTGACGTACCGTAGAGAAGGCTTGAGATCTTGTCGAATGCACCGTATTCAGCGACGGTTGCGCTTACTACTGCACTAGCGATGTTAGTTTCGCTTGGGTTAGTAGCTTCTGTTAATGCTGTGGTCGCTGCCGTCATAGGCGTGTAGCGGTTCCAAGTCATTGTCTTACCACTGTTCTTGCTGTGTACGCGCTTTTTAGCACCTTCAGCATAAACAATGTTTGCTTTTGATCGCTCTAAGAAAGTATCGACTAGGAAAGTCATCATTTCGTTCGAGAGACTGGTAGTAGTATTTGCTGCCATGATGTGTCCTTATAAAGGGTTAAACGTCGTGACCCTTCTTGCGTAAGTACGCTTGCTTATCAGATAGAGACAGTTTAGCGAATGGTACTTCTGCACCTTTGCCGCCGGTAGAGATGTCAGCTGTTGCCATCATCTTTTCTACTGACTTCTGCCCTTGTATCTGAGCCTTCCGCGCCGTTGCTTTAGTTGCCACGTCGTATGATTTATACAATTTGTAAGGGGATATACGTGAGCCTATAATCTGGCCTGTCTTTTGGTCAATAACCAGATTTTCTTGCAAGATTTCATCAACTTGCTCTGCAATTTCACGATTGTATTCCGGACTATTCTGATCGAATATAGGAAAGTCGTGTAACGCGCGTTGAGCCTCCGTCGATATGGTGAGCTGATTCTCTGTTACTTTCTCCGTATATTCACGAAGTTGCTGTTGCTGTTCCATACGGGTCAGCTTGGCTTCGAGAGTCGTATAATACTCGCCGGTATCTGGGTTGATTTCGTTTTGCAGGTCTTGTTCTGAGGGTACTTTGTATGCTTCCTGATTCATCTGTTCGACTTGCGTCTTGAGTTGATTCCGCTGCGCTACAAGGTCACGTATCTCAGTGTTTAACTGCTCTTTACGTTGATCTGCCTTTGTGTGTGGTTCTTCCTGAGTGTCGGTTGGTTCATCGTCGGCATCCGTCGATTCCTCCGATTCATCGCCCTCAACAGATTCATCTTCCGATTCCTCTGCCTCGAATCCGTCATGGATTTTCGGCTCTGTTAGTTCCACTGTGGACTCTTGTTGTTCTACTGGTGTCGATTCAGTAACGGTAGTGTCCTCTACCACATCATTTACGACAGTGGATTCTTCATCCATAGTGTCTCCTTAATTGTTTTACGTCTTATTCACTGACGAGGTGGGAGTCCTCAGAGAGTTGTACTCCTATGGGTAGACTACTGCGAGGTCAGGTCTACCCAGAGCAATACACCTCAGATTTTGTCGATAAGTGCTTGGATAGCTTCTCTTTCTTGACTTAGGTTCGTGGCGGTCAGCTTGTTTACTGTGATAGTTTCAGCGAGTAGTTTCGAGTCCGAGAGTACGCCGTCGTCGATAGCGTCTATAGATCGGTAAAAGAGTATGCGCTCGTCTAAACGTGCGAGTATCTTGAACAGTACACCGCTTGCTTCTTTGATAGCTTGTTCCTCTTTGTCTGGTTTTTGCTTCTGTGCGAAGTCGAATACGGTGCTTGTTTTGTTTGGCATAAAGTCCTCAACCATCATGCTGTTTGCTCCTGTTTCATTAGTGCTTGTAAGATGTCATCTGTTGCATAGCCTTTTTCGGCCATGTCGATAGCTTCTGCGATAGTGTTGTCGTCGTAGCCCATGTCAGCGAGTTCCATAGCAAGTGCTTCATCTTCAGGTGATACACCGGCTTCAGGTGGCATTACTTCTGCTGGGATCGCTTGTTGTTCGCGCATCATGGCTTCTTGCATCGGGTCGATCATCTGCTGTTCCATCGCTTGCTGTTGCATCATTTGCTCTTGTTGCATTTGTTGCTGCATAGCTTGCTGTTCTTTCCATTCCTCGATGTCTACAGATAGAAGTTCGGGGTTCTCGATACCACTTGCAGATACGATAGAGTTCCATGCGCCAATGATCTTATCCTCATTACCGGCAACGATAAGTTGTGTCAGGAGTGGTGATGCTTCTAGTCTTTCAAGTAGCATAGAGAGTGCTTCTAGTTGTTCACCGTCGGTTTTCATCTTGCTTGTACTTGCGTCAATTCTAAACTTGAGGGCAGGTGTCGCTTGGTAGTAGTCGATAGTAATAACCCGCATGTTAGGATCGTAGCCTGGTACTGGTATTCCCTTCTCTAAGAGGCGTGTAAGCTTGTGTGCGGTGCGATCATCCAATTGTAGGTCCTCTACACCTTGTCGCTTGGCAAAGTACAGGTTGATAGCTGTTTCACTCCAGTGTTCAAACCATGCTTCAAACATCTTGCGTACGTAGTTGTCGTCGATTGATACGTTGGCATCCATTTGCTTGACACCGGCGTGAGTCTTGCTGAATCCAGGGTTGCCTACTTCTGCGCTGGTGGTGCTGTCAGGACTTGATACGAGGTTAAGTATCTGTGACTTCTGTAGACCGTAGAGGTTCGGGTAGTTAGTGACTGCTGATGTGTCTACGTCTAGTGGTTCGATGCGTGCGTTCGGGTCGTTACCGAGGTCAATGATGTGGTTCGGCTTGTAGACGATCTTAGACTTAGAGAATGTACCACGCTTAATGAGTGGTGGTGCGAGCATGAGCGCGCGGTTGAATTGGTACATCTGCATATCTGAGTCGATAAGGTTCTGTAGTGGTCCAATCAGCTCAACTACGCCCCTACCAAGTGGGTTATAGCCGTCAATCTCTGCAAAGAACCAGTCAACAGGCATCTTACCGCGAGGATCAGGGTTCTTCTCTACACGTACTACGATGTCGTTACAAAAGGTAATAAACTCAGCGCCTACGCCATTTTGGTAGCCGGTGATGATCTCGACACCCTCTGAAGTGATGTTGCGTTCTTCTTCACTAGGAGTCTGTGCTTTGTCATCTTTGATACTTGTTGCATCTTTGACTTCTTCGAGTGCTTTCAAGTTCCATGATGAGTCATAAGCTTCGCCGCGTTCTTTGGCTGACTTCTTGAGCTTCTTCTCACGGTCTATAAGAGCTTCTATGTCCTCTGGTTGATACCAAGTACGGATAAAGACGTATGAAGCGTCGGCAGCAGATTTCTTGCCCGGTTGAATGAATACATCACCCCAATATGGGAGTGTCATATCAGGGGTAAACTCGCCATCGTGGTTAATGAACGGGGTATAGGTACACTGTGAGCCGTAGGTTAGGCCAGCTTCGATAGTTACCCAACACTTCTGCATGAGGTCGTATTCAGCGTTGGCAAATGGAAGGATCTTGTTCGTGTAGACAAACTCAGCAACGATAGGCAGGTAGTCGTCAGTGTTATCTGACTGGATTACGCCGGTAGGTATCTGCTGTAAGGCTCGACGTGGGGTTTTACGCACAATAGAGGCGGTTGTACCGTCTGTTGTCTTTGGGTAGCCATTTTGAATACCGTCATGTGGCCGGTTATGGGCTATACGCTCAAACTCTGGAAAGGGTTCTGTTAATTGCTCAGTATAAAACTTCGCAGCGGTATACTTTTCAAATACGTTGTCGGGTGTAAGATATGAGAACACGATTGTTTACCTGTTTAACAGTAAACCTGTGTTCTTCAGTGGTTACTTTGTCTTTATTATACCACAATCATGTTACTTGCTAAATACCTTCGTTCGCATGACCTTGACAACGTAGTAGTAGCCTCGCTCCTGTCGGTGCTGGTAGCCTTCGATACGGAATCCGCCTTCGATGATGTGTGGGTTATCCTCTATCTCTTTGATAAGTGTCGCAATAGATACCGCTTCGGTCAGTGGTGAGTTTACCTTGTCGCGTATCTCGTAGACTTCTTCTATCGGGTAGACTATCTCACCCTGTCGTATCTTCTTAGTGCGAGTGTAGAGTGATCCGTTCTCGTCTAGTGGCTCGTGTGTTATTTGTGCGCCGTACATGTTTACCCCCATAAACTGCTTATAGAACCGCTGGTATAGTCGTCATCATCTTCTTCGAGTCGTGCTGCATTAAAGTTCGTCATACCATAGACAACCGCCATCATCGGGTCGGATAGGTAGTGATCGTACTTTGGTATAATCTTGCCGTCTTTGTCTGTTTGCCACATGAAGTTCCGGTAGCTCTTGATAAAGTTCGTAGATCGCTTCGTCATGCTCATGCGTTGTTCCTGCACAAACTGAATAGCACTGTTGGTAAATGTCTCTTTGTTCCCTGTTGACGCTCCTATACCTCCCCTTTTAACTACCCCTGTTATGTTTACGCCATACTCCGCCATTTCTGCGATTGATTTCTGCTCTGCTGAATCGGCAATAGTCAGTACGTGTGGGTCTGCTTGATTTAAGATCAGGTCTGCTGTTTGACGGTTGAGCATCCCAACACGACAGGCGAGTTCGTCTATGATATAGCCACCGTTGTAGTAGTAAATGTCGCATAGTGCCATAGGGTCGCGTGCATAGCCGAAGTCGAGTCCTCGTACCTCTAGGCGTGCCTCATGGGGTATCTCGTCTATGATTGCCCAGTCTTTGAATATCTTGCCCTCTGCTTCACCAATCAGTCCGAGTCCGAACACTTGCCAAAAGGCTTTGTTGATCTTGCGCCGTTCAATTTCCTCTACGATAGCCGGTGCTAATGCTTCGTTATCTTTGTAGGTCAGGATGTTGAAGTCGTGGTCTTGGTTAGGGATAAGCTCATCATGCACCCAGAACTGCTGCACAGGGTTGTAGTCGAGGAATATAGTGCCACTGGTACGAATAGCGAGTTGTTGGTATATCTCATAGCTCATGTTGTTACACTCGTTCATAAATAAGTGATGACGAGCTGGACCACGTACCTTACCTGAATTGTCTGCGGAAAAGAACTCAATCATCGTGCCGGTTTCAAATGTGTATATGAAGTCTGTTCTATTCCAGCGTGCCTCCTCGTAATAGCCTTGCTCCTGCATGATCTGTAGGAAGTCACGTATCGGTCCACGTTTGAGGAATGGTACACTCTCAGCGACGACAGAGATGATCTTCTTGTCTTGTGTCTGCGCCATATCTATGAGGATCATTAGGATTCCTATAGTCTTACCGGCTCGTGCGCCACCTTGAGATATACGAAGACGCTTCTTCATCTTGAGGAGCTTATGAAGTGCTGTTGTCTCAGTGAAGGCCATTACTCTTGGTCAATCACTTTCTCGTCTTTAGTTGCGCCGCCAAGAATAGGAGTGATGATACGATGTGTGTTATCTATCTCCATCTTGTCACCGTACTTCTTAGGTTTCATTTTAGCCATGAGCCACTTGCGAGTATCTACTCTGAGCTTTGAGCGCTGGATAGCCTCGTTGTTAGGTATCTGTCGGCCATCCTCAGTCTCTATGAAGTCGCGTGATGATTCGTCTGATATGTCTATAATATCTTCGGCCATCGCCTCTGTTCGCTCCTCACACGCGCGCGCATATTGCTCCGAGAAATCTTTATGTTCTCTCAACCATAAAAATACCGATGACATAGCTGGCATATCATCACCCTTCAATACAGAACGCATAGACTTACCCAGTCCTATCTGTTCACAAATTAGTGCAGCGAGTTCAGGAGTATAAGTAGTTGGTCTTCCTACTTTGTTCTGAGTCTTTGTTACACTCTTTTGTTTAGGTTCAGGCATCTATTCATCTCCCTTAGTTGGTGTGGTTAGCTCTGTTACAGCTTTCAATAATTCGGCGGCTGTTTGTTCGTCCCAACCGTATTCTTTGTTGTAATCCTGATAGCCGTCTGCATAAAATAGTTCGTAGAGTGTGACCGCATCAGGTAGGAATGTTTTAGGGAAGATATACACTGGTTGCCAGTCTCCGTACTCATCAACAGCGTCTTTGTATGGAATAGGCTCATCGTAATAGCTTTCAAACCAATCACAACCACCACAAGACCCGTAGGAGATGTCATAGAGGTATACTTTTTTATCGTCTGTAAGGGCTACGAGGACTTGTCCTTGATAGCCCCCAATCTCTTTGCTCCATGCCAAATTAAGATCCTTAACTAATGCTAGGGCGTGTTCGTTACTCTCAGCTGGTATCACATTAGGTTTGCTCATTTCTTCTCTCCTGTTAGTAAGCTATCTAGGTTAGAGTTGATAGTGTCGATAGCGTCATTAAAACCCTCGTTAGCAGTTAATTGCATTCGTTGAAACTTCCCCTCTCGTGTGTCGGGTATATCCCACATAGCGTCTGACATAGTAAGTTTTCTTTCTGGTAACACTTCTTGTATGAAATCCTTGATTAAGGTTTTTAGGGCTTCATTATCAACCTCGACGTACCGGCATGTGCCTTTCGCATTTAGCCAAGTACAATTTTCATCCTTACACCACTCGTTAGCATCTTCTACTGTTCCTACGTCATTCATAGGGCCGATACTTGGGCGTAACGCTTCTTTTATACGCTCATCTAGGGATTGTTTATTCATCGCTTCTTCACTCCCCTCGCTGCCAACTTATGTAAACTCTCTGCGCTCTTTTCATACCACCACTCTTTACCTTTAGCGATTGGTGGGCTTACTGCTCGTAGTTTTGTTTCTACGCGGTTGATGCGGTCTAGGGTGTAGCCACATTCTTTGTCTGCACAGTTAGCTACGGTTATTTGCTTACCATAAGTGACCTCTACTATAAGGCTGTGCTTACCGCAATTTGGACATAGTTGTGGTTCGTTGTTCATAGTTCGATACTTCCCTCTACTTCATTACCGAATACATCCCACCCTTGTGTTGATTGACGTGCGAATAGCTCCACTCTCGGCAGATCGCCCATAAGGTCTATAATTCTATCTCTCACTACGTCAGGCTTCTTAGAGTGGCTCTCAATAGGTTCATCAACTATCTGTCGTACACCTGCGTTTATGCGTTGTGGTTTACCTTTTGTGGCTAGTAAACATATCTCAGCGTTGGCTCGTGTCCATCTACCCATACCCATAAACCATGTTGGCGCTTTCTTGTTCCGTTTAACCCAAGTAAAGGCACAAGTCTTATAATCGAAACCCCACTTGTCCATGACATAAAAACACTCGTTCAGCTTCGGGTACGTTACCCACATGAATAAAGCACAGTCTTTGTCTGCTATATCAGCGATAGGTAACTCTGCTATGTTCGTACTATCCATAACGTCGTACTTACAACCTGCGCCTCTATTACCTGCAAGTGCTTTATCTTTGTAGCTCCACGGTGGATCTGCATAGATAATTTGGTATTTCTGGTTCATGTAACCCCCGTTAATTTGAAGCTCAGTAAGACGCGCTAGACTTTTGTTGTTTGTTATGTGTGAAGGATCATATAAACTTGAAAACTCTCAAAATGGGTGTCGAATTGTGATCTAGCGTGTCTCTCAGGTGCGAGGTATACCGTAGTACGCCTTACTGAATCTCAAATTGTTAAATGAAGATATGGTGCTAGTAGCGATTGGGCTGGCTACCAATCTCCAGTCGTGAATATGCTTCATCCTTACTACTAGCTATAGGCCTCAACCCCTAGCCTATACGGGGGCCACACTAAGGATTACCCCTCTCTCTACTAGCTCTACACCTTCATGTGAATATAAAAATAGACCCCAATTGGCGTGAGGTCTATTTATAAATCGTTACTATCCTTGTTTGGGAATAGGTGGGGAGTTCTCAAGTCAGTTTCGAGAATGTTACTACAGCAGCTTCGGCAGAAAACTGTAGCGACCACCTATTGTATGCCCCAAATATAAAGAAGTACTATGAAGTACTTAATTGGTATCGGTTAGGACACCAAACAAAGATAGTAACTATCGTTTCGTGAATGAATTGTAGTAACTTAACCTAGATATAGTATAGCATAACCACTGTTAAAAGTATATCAGTTGTCCACAGGTTTACGGGTTAGCTTTCTTAAATTCCGCCGCAAACTTTTGTGAACATAATGATCTAAACTCCATATCACTATCCACGTCATCAAATACATCAAACTCTCTTATGAAACGCTTATGGCTCTTATGCATAAATGCGAGTGACGGTTTGCTGCGCCCCGGTCTTGTATAGAGTCCATCTATCTTCGGTACATCTTCCCATTTGGTATATAGACGCTCCGGTATATTGAAGTTACCCCATAGTGCAGTCTTCTTAGTCCAGGGGCTACCATACCACCAGGGTTCATACATGTAGCGCGGTGTACCTAAGTAGTTTTTCAGTACGCCTTTTGCCGGATTCTCTATTACCCAAAACGTCGGGTTAGCTTCTTCGATGATCCGCTTACACTCTTTTACTAAAAACATACCGTCATCAGGGTTTCGAGCTTTGCCGACCTTTCGCGCCGTAGAGAACTCTAAACATACAGGGTTAGCGATGATACCATACACGCCTTCTGGTGGATGATAGTTCTCTACTCCGATGTCTGAGCCTACTTTGATAACTTCATAGTCAGGATCGTCATCATAGGGTTTAGTATCTGAGCCGGTATCAGCACAGAGATGTAATATAATTTTCTTTCCCACTACTCCCCCTTTAATTCTTTGAGTCTTTGTGTCCAGTAGATAAACGCCAACTGTCGGTCTTTCTTTTGATAAGTGTTTGATCGTAAAACAATCAGGTCTACAGTCTGTTGCCCTTTCGTCTTGACCTGCCACTGGTAGTGTTCAGCCGGATTAGCGGTGAAATATGAATGACAGCCCCCACAAAGAGTGTCCACATTATCCTCATCGAACCGTGTAGACTCTTTCCTGCGCCCTTGAAAATGTGACGCTTGATGTGAAACTGGTAGACCTTTATCGTTTATTTTGACCGGAGAGAGACATCGCCTACATTTCATATCCCGTAGTCGTATAAACTGACTGAATACGTTATCTGCTTTGTCTCTCGTGATCTTGTAGCCCATTTACTCAAACAACCTATCCTGATGTGCAACTTCCTCTGGCTCAGGTACGATGCCTCGCTGTTCCATGACATCTAGGACTCTAGTTACATCTTTTTCGGCAGCAAGCATAGCTTGTACGCGAGTGTCGAGTAAGTTACCTAGTTCTTGGTCGGTCATAGTTTCAAGGTTGAGCTTGATACCGTTGATTCTTTCAGCACTCATCGTTTCTTCTCCTGTCGTTCGTAAAATATTTGAAACTTGTCTAGTAGACTTTTCTTTTTTCTACCCACGTTATGCCTCTTTCTTAAATAGTCGCTTGAAGAAGCCGAGATTGACTACGCGTTGTTTCGGTAGTTCAAATGCTAGGTCTGCGCCCTCGTAGAGTGGGTGTATAAAACCTCGCTCATGGACTGCTTTGCTGATCTGATATGCTTTGTCTGCTGCTTCCTCGGTCTTAAATGCACCTAAGTACTCGCGTTTGCCATTTATAGTGTCGGTTCGTGCTATAAAACTACCGCTTCTCTTGTCCCTGTAAATTCCCATAGCGCCCCCTTAATAAAACATCTTAATTTGCTTATCGCCTGGGTTAATAGAAACCCACCTCTTTGCTTTTTTGCCTGATTCTGTACGCCCATTGTGGTCGAGAACGCGGATCAAGTTTTTGTAACATAGGCCATTTGTGCGCCCCGTGACGCGAGATTCCGACCAGCCGAGTATCTTTGCAATACCCTGATTAGTAACTGGCTCGTTGGCTCGTATGATGTCTAGGACTATTTCCTCGTTAGGTGCTACCTTTACGGTTTTGTAAGCTGCCCTGCTAGTAGATGCAATCATAGAGCTACCCGTTCCACGATGTCATCATCTTCTAGTTCTGCAAGAGCGTTTAGTAAAAACCCCTCTAGGTCGTCTAGCGCTTCTCTGAGGCTCACCTCGTCGAAACAATCTATCTTGTACTCGTCGTAATGTGGTTTCGTTTTTCCGTCTATGTAGACTCTGCAAACTGTACGCATTACGCCCCCCTTTCTTCCATTAGTGTTTCGATGCTTGGCACTTCTACGTTTAGTCCGTAGTCTCTAGCCAAGAAGTCACGAAGCATGTTAGTTACCTCTGTAAACTCTTTAGTAGTTAGCTCGGTGGTTGATTGCTTATTGGTCATAGCGATCATCAGCACACGGAACAAACACTCTTTAACTGCTGTCTCTGTCCACTTGATACCGGCTCGTTTCGCTAAGACAACTTGCATATCCATGCCAGTTTCATTCAGTGAGTCAGCGATATGCTTAAACCAGAGGTGCGCGGTTCTATTTTGGCGTAATGTACGCTGTCTTGCTTTGCGCTCCTCGTCTTTTTCTTGAAACCGTTTACGAATGTCTATTCCCATAACTCCACCTCTTTTGTTAATGTAGCGTCGTCCATGCCATGTAACCTTGTGATAGCCATATCTGATACGCCGTTGCTATGTTCGTAGCAGGGTCTTTTAGGCTTTCACAATCTGGCCGCCCTTCAAGTGTTCGTACTTGGAGTAGGCCACATGACGGCGCATACACTCCTGCGATCACTCGGTCATCACCAACTGCGTAAGGATTGCAAGTACTCTCTAGCTGCATCGCGTACATCATGGTTTCTATATTCCAGTCGTACTGAGCTACTAGGTGTCGGTATGCTTCACAATCTGCCGGATATACTGTTGTCTCCACCTCGATAACAGGACTTGGTGCTTGCGGTACTGCCTGTTTAGTGACCGCTATTGTTTTGACTGTGATGCAACCGCTTCGTGAACAGCTTGATCTACATACGCGTCGAACTGTCGTTGTACCCATGCTCCAGCGAAACCGCCGAGCGTGAATATAAGTAAGATCGTTAGTGTAATAGCTACTGTTTTTACTGATGGGTTGATTGATAGTTTTTTCATTTCTTTTTTGTCCTTTTTGACTTGTTGTTTTAGTTCCTTAATATTGATGCCCTCTAATGTGTTTGATTTCATGGTAAGTTCTTATACCCCCTTATAGTTTTCGATGAACTTTACGATCAGGTTGGCTTCGAGGTCTGCTTGTGTAAGCTCTGCCTCTAGCCAGTCCAGATCAGCTTGTACGTTTACCTTTTGAACTCGTTTCACAAATAGTTGTGCGTTCGGTGGGAAAGCAGGATGGAAGCTGACGTAATCCCAGAAGTCTGCGCCTGTTACGAGCATGTTCTGTAATATTTGCCAGTAGTAATGTTCCGGTATGTTTCCTGATTCGAGTGTTTCCTTATGAGTGTTAGCTCTAGGATTCTTGTACTCGACCCCACCGTTTTGACCAACGATCAGGTCGTCAGGACTTCCACCGTAGAAACCTTTTATCCACAGTCCGGTCTGCTCAGTTTCATTTCCGGTGTGGAATGAATAAGCAAGTGCTGCGGTGCGTTCTCGGTCTATCCCCTCTTGCATGTCTGACGATGTAAATGATTCAGGTAATTCTTTGGTAAGGCGTTCTAAGGCGATCTCTGTGATGTAGCTCCCACGAGTGGCGTATGGTTTGCCATTCTTCTGTTTCTTCATCAGATCGCCTGCACGACTAGCAGTAAACACTCCCAATCGCGCTGTCAGCCATTCCTCAGAACCTTGTTCACTCTCATCGACGATGACGTTACTTGGTTTCTGCATTTACTAACTCCTTCTTCTTCTCAGCGAGAAGTGGCGTAAAAGTTTTCTTTTCCTCAGCGTTCATCTTGTTAAAGATCTGCATAAGGATAGTGATCTCTTTTGCCTCGTTGATTTCTTCTTCATACTTTTCGAGTCGAAACTTCTCAAATGCTTCCATTTCTTCCGAGCTTGCGATCTCACCGCTTACGGCAAAACCGAGTAGTGCTAATGCACGCCCGACTGCAATCGTTTCTAGCTTTTCAAAGTCTTTCTCGCCGTCACTCTGACTTTTTGCTGACCCTTCCGAGTCTGCGGTAAGTAGTGCGGTTGTTGAGTCTGCTACTTTTAGTGCTTCGAGAAAATCAGTCTTGTCTTTCCAAATGTATGCTTTGAAGATGACATGACCCTCAGAGTCAACCTCATGGTTCGTGCTGATCTTGCTTCGTGGATTGTCCTGACGAAATTCATGCAACCTATCAGAAACTTTTGCGTAGTTGATGGTGATGCTTTTCCATTCGCCAGTTTTCTTGTCTTTATACTTCTTCTCGATCTTGGTAGTTGCTACTGATTTACTCATTACATTCTCCTCACTGATAAGCCAAGCGCCTCTGCGTTACATAGCTTGTCTTGTGCTATGAATCTTTTACCTTCTGGCGTTAAGACCAAGTGGTAGGTCTTTCTCTGATCTACAACGTGTATATCTTTAGTCACGCGAGGTACGTTGATCTCGCTGATTATTACTCTTTCTTTGACTGGTTCATTGTTCATAAACTGAAAAAACTCTGGATTGTCTGCTTTCAGTTCATCCATCCATTTGCCGAATGGATTTGTCCAGTTGTCTGGTGCTTCGTTCATTGTGTACTCCTTTATAGTTGTGTTTACTCCTCGTTGAGATGGTGTTTTGAAACGATGCGGTTAAGTCACTACGCACCATCTCAATAAGGAGTAAACGGTTTCAATCAGTGTCAGTACATCGCCTATCTCTTATGCAGATGGTGTGCGACTCGTTCGGGTGGGCAGTCACAAGTCGCACATAATCCACATAAGTAGCTATCCTCGCTGAAAAGCTGTAGATAGGCGGTGTGCTGACACTGAGTACAAGTTGTTAAAGTTCTATGGTTGTTAGTGGCTACGCTGTAAATGTAAATGTGAGCGAGCTGTCACAACTGAGAACCGATGAGCTGTTTCTGTTGCTTATCGTGGTGTTATCTGAGTCGAAAGTCAGGTAACGCCACGTTCCTACACAAAAAGCCCCACTCGTGGAGAGTGGGGTAGTGTGTATAGAGACTGCCGATCTTCACGAGTCTCATCTGCCAATAAAAAAGCCGACTGTTTCCAGTCGGTTATATCTGTTGCGTATCTAGTTAAACTAGGCGGTAGAAAACCAGCGCCGCGTCTCCGTAACTACGTTTGTCCACCTAGACAATTGTACTTACTGCGGTTTCAGTCTTTACCTATACGCCAGTTTTTTGACTGGCTAATGAGTTGTTTTGGTTGTAAATGATGCCGAAGCTTGCGCTTATACCTTCAATATACACCAACGAAGTGATTATGTCAATACCTTTATGCTAAATACGACTGTCCAAAGTGTTTTTTGTACTCTTTCTTTACGAATTTGTTAGTAACTCTGAGGTATTGCATAGTCGTATTTATATCTTCATGACCCATAAGCTCCTTTATAGTGACCAGATCGCAACCGGACTCCAGTAGTGAGATAGCAAACGTATGCCTCAGTTGGTGAGGGTGCATATCTATCCCTGCGATAGTCTTGAATTGCTTTTTAACATGTCGCCATACGGTATCTTTTCGCATCGGATCACCGGCGTACTGATGTTTATTTATAAAGACATAGCCGGTTCTATCGTGAGTATATAGTCTGAGCGCTGCTGCAAGCCTGTCTGTGACCTGTACTGTCCTATCAACGAGTCCTTTACCCTGTATAGATATTTCATCGCCCCTGATGTCTTCAATGCGTAATGCACATAACTCTGAGATGCGTATGCCGGTTTCGATGAATACCGCGATGATGAGTCTATCCTGCTGATCGTCACAAGCGTTCATAACGTGTCTGATAATATCTTTGTCGATTGATTGAGGGAGCTTGTTACGATCCTTCGTTATTCTAATCAGTTCAGGTGTAGCTCGTAGGTTGATCTCTTTATAGTCTCGCGCCCAGATCAGGAACGCTCGCATAATTCTTTTACTCGTATTGGTAGTTGAAACGGTATGCGTTGCTCGGTACTGAGTGAAGTATCTGTCTATACAGAGGTTATTTACGATTGTCACGTCAGTGATACACGCCTCTTTACAGACTGCGACAAACTGTTTCATGTGGGTTTCTCGCGTCTTGACAGTAGATTCAGATAGTTCTATGTCTCTGTTATATTGGATAAATTCCGCAGCAAGAGAATCAATCGTAGTGGTGGGTACGAGTAGATGTTCTAATTGTCGGATAGTATCGCCCATCGCTTCCTTTCAACCCTCCGTTATTAAACGGATTTGAAAAAGTTACGCGCTGTCGATTCCCCAAAATCGGCTTGATCGTGTAACTGGTTATTTGAGTTATTATCCCACTCAGCTTATACCAGTGTACCGTATCTGTTATGGTTGTGTTTTTAAGATGCGGTTTTTATTATCTGTTGAACGTCAGGTCGTATGTTGTGGCTCTCACCATCAGTCGCTAGATGGTGGTGTGCAAGAACTCCCTCTGTTGCGCCTGGGCTATCACAGTAACAGTCTCTAGCATTATCGTTGTAGCCCTTGTTATATGCTTGTTGCTCTCTCTTTGAGATTTCAGATTGGATAAGCGACCTAGCTTCGATACGGTCTGCACTTAGTGTCTCGCTTAAATCATCGGACTGTTTTTGAGTAATCCCGCTCAAA